GTTACACCTGACGAAGTTTTGGCAGGACTACAATATGAATTAAAGAAAATGGTATTTAAAAGAAAAGACTTGGCTAAGGAACTTGTAGTTAGAAATTTAAAAGAAGACAACAAATACTACAGTAAATTGCATATGTTAAATATAGATGATGATGACAAGTTACCCGCAAAACCATCATTTATGAGTCCCGAATCAAAATCACAACCATATAATTTAAAAGCTACACCACAACAAGAAGTTGTAGATTATCGTACACCGCAAGAAAAAGAAATTGCTAAAATCATTAGAGAAATGGCTCAAAAGAAATATGAAAAACGATTCCCAAAAGCCTAAAAAAGAACCAAATGATCCATTAATTGGTGACCCTAGAATGAAGGGTAGAAGATGGATGATCGACCCATATTGGGACGACGGTAAAACTTTCAAAAAAATTGCTAATATGAAGAAACTTAACGAATTTGATAAATGGACTGATACTGAACATAACGATTGGGATGTATCATATAGAGAATTTTATGATCATTTGACTGAAGGTGTCACTTCACTTACCGGCGGAGTGGGTGATGCCACTGCTCCTAGTAATGTAAATACCAAAGAATTGTCAATTGGTGTGCAAGTTGAAATGGAACATACTAATGATGAAAAAATTGCGACTGAAATTGCTATGGATCATTTAACAGAAGATCCTGAATATTATTCAAAATTGGTTAATGCTGGTTTAGCTAAAGAATTTTTGCCTAGTACAAATACTGGATTGGGTGATCCAAATCAAAGTTTTAATGACGCTCCTAGAATTGGAAATAATAGTGTTTCAAGCAATAACATGGGCGGAAACATAGGTTACACACCAAATGGTAAAGTAGATGGTAGAAGATGTGAACCTGTACATGATGACACCGTTGAAATTGACATTGAAGAACCTGCTTTAAACGAAGCAAAAACAAAGAAAAAGAAGAAAAAGGGAGCCAAACCAACAAATAGTAAACTATGGTCAAGAGCCAAGTCATTGGCAAGATCAAAGTTTGATGTTTATCCTAGTGCTTATGCTAATGCATGGGCAGCTAAATGGTACAAATCTAAAGGTGGAGGTTGGAGATAATTTTATGAGTGACTACCAAACATATATAAAATATGCTAAGAAATCAATTCGTGAATTGGAACAATTAGCTGATATCAAGAAAACCTTAAAAGGTAAGAAATTGGCTGAAAAGATTCGTGAATTGGGATTGAAGTGGATCACCAAGAGTGCGGTTGATTCTGTATTGCATGGTTTGGGTGAAAACAATGGATTTTCTAATCTTACCCCACAACAAAAACAAGTTGCAGAAAAGTTAGTATCTCTAAAAGATACTGCTTTAACTCATAAATCATCAAGTATTCAAGGTGTAATTGATGAAAACGCTGAAATGGCACAAAGTGATGTTACCAAACTAATTGATTATAGTGAAAAACTACAATCAATGTTTAATGTCAATGATAACTTGGAAGATTGGGTAAAGGCTAAATTGAATCACGCTTGTGATTATGTAGCTACTGTAAGAGATTATCTTAAGTTTTATAGTGAAGAAAAACAAAAGGGTACACAAAATATTGAAGAAAAGTGGTCAAATACATATAAAAAATCAATAGATTGTAGTAACGCAAAAGGTTTTAGTCAGAAGGCACATTGTAGAGCTAGACAATTAAGAAAAGCTGGTAAACAAACACAAAGTAAACCAGTAAAAGAATCTTATAAGGAAGCTATACAAGAACTATTAAAAGAACAAAATAGTAGTATGGCAATGGGTGCGTTGAAACAACTTAATAGTGATGCTAAAGAATTGGAAACAATGTTGCAACCAACTACTCAATTAGAAGATTGGGTAAAATCTAAATTGAATCTTGCTGGTGAATATCTTGATGATGTTTATCATCATTTGGATCATTTTGGAGCAGAAGGTAGAAAATTAGGTGAAGGTTATTATGATGACAAAGAAAGAAGAAGTCGTGAAAGAATGTTAAGATTTAGTTCTTCATCAACACCCGAAAAGAAATATTGGTTTAAACCAGACGGTACAGTAGCTGATGCTGGTTATAGTCATGAAGATTGGATTAAAAACAACGATCCGTCTTTGATAGGTTCAACTTTGGTTGATACATATGATAATGCGATAAAAAAAGGTTATATTAGAGCTATATTGGATACAAGACACAATTTCTTGACATTATCCAATCTAGAAAATTATGACTTTTCTATGACAGGCAATACTAATCAAAATGTACCCGCAGTAAAATCTTCAGTCTTAGATGCAATTAGAAACCTTATTGCAGAAAAAGGTATTTTGATTACCGCTACTGGTAAAGGTAATATCATCAAAGATTTAACTAATATTGATGAATCTAAATTAACTGAAGGAGTTAAAAATTGGATTGCGGCTGGTGCTTTAGGATTAGGCGCATTGACTGGAAATGTTGATGCAGCAAAACTTCCACCTACAGTTCCAATTGTACAAACAGCAGTAAAAGATAGTGAATTGTCATTATTAAACAAAAAAACCAGTGATTATATTGCTCACTGGGAAGGTAAAAGAGATAAAGTATACAATGACAGTGAAGGAAAACCAACAATTGGTATTGGACACTATTTGAATGGTTCTGAACAAGATAGAAACTTGTTTAAAACATTATTTGGTAACACGGTTGATTATAATAAAGTATTGAATGGTCAACAAAAGTTATCATCAGATCAAATTGAAAAATTATTCAATGTGGATGTAAAGATCAAAGAAAAGTTGGCATCAAGTATAATTAGTAACTTCAATAGTTTACCAAATTCAGTTAAGAATGCAATAATTAATGCTTTATATAGAGGTGATTTGGGTCCAAAGACTATTGGACTAATTAATAGTGGTAAATGGGATTCGGTTGCTAAAGAATATTTGGATCATAAAAATGCAAGGACCGGACCCGAACAAATCAAAAGAAGAATGAATACAAATGCTATGGCATTTGCACAATTTGCAAAGAATAAAGATTGATATGGAAGAATGGCCGTCAATAGGAAATGGAATGTTTGGCGGTATGTCTATGCAAAGACCTACCGCAACAAGAGTTCCAGATTTTGATCCTGTTGCATTAATGACAAAAAAGAAACAACAACAAGAAGATCCTACCAATATTCCTGTTGTAAGTCACGATGTAAATGATATAAATGAATTGGAATCATTTTGTCGTAAGTATGGTATCATTGGATTCAATTGTGGTAGAATGAGTCCAAGAGCAGCATTAAGAATGCTTAAAATGAGAATGGGTATTCCTAATGAAGAAAAACCTATCGTTGAAAACAAGTCGTTACTAAAAGGTTAAGTTGTCCATCTAACAATTGGTGTTCTTACCCATATATTGTTAGTGTATATATAAATAAAATTGTTATCAAATCTTACTTCACCAGGCATTCCTGATGATGTATAATTTGTTGGTGCAGATCCAGTATTATTGATATTCATATAAATAAATGAACCTGTGTCTGCAGTTATTGTATTTTCTACATATACATTTGATCCCGTAATATTACCACTTGCACTTATATTACTTGATGTAACATAAGTGAGTATATTGTTTATTGAACTTAAATTGGTAAAATTAGCAGAAGAACCACTAACATATCCACTTGCACTAATATTGCTTGATGTAATATTAACTAATGTATTGTCATTGGAAATTAATGTAGATGAACTAATTGTAGATGCGGTGATTGTATTTACAATAACAGAACTGCCTGATAAACTACCTGTAATATCACCTATTATACCAGCATAAGCATATATTTTATTAAATACTTTTAAAACTCCGCCGATTAATACATCTAAATTAAAGAATGCGGATGATGCACTTACTGCAGAGGAACTTATAGTTCCATTATAAGTTAATAAACTATCTACTTCTGTTAGATTTGATGCAGTTAAATTACCAATTGCAGATTCTACTTTTAAGAATGTATTAATTGGAAGTTGTTTTTCATTCCCAAATTCACTTATCGGTCCTTGTAATATTAAAGCACTACTAGTTACTACTGGATTGGAACCAGTTTGATTATTTGTTAATAACCAGTAATTGTTTGCACTATCCCACAATAATGAACTAGTTACATTATTATTACTACCACTATCTGTTAAATCCAAACCAGCATATCTTTGACTTAAAGAACCTGTACTCCAAGCATTTAATTGTATTCTATTATCTCCAATAATTACTGTACTTGAACTAATGTTAACAACTGAACCAGTTCCATATACTGTGAAATTTCCATACAATGTTGTGTTACCTCTTACTGATAATGTATTTAGTTCTGTATTTCCACTTGCACTTATATTACTGGCGGTAATTGCAAAAGCAGATATATTGCCAATTACATCAAGTGTATTATTTCCTAATAATGTTGACGATCCTATTGTAACACTAGAATTAAATGCTGCAGCACCACCACTTGTAAATTTAATATTTTCACCAAGAAAATCAACAGTACCATCCGAATTAAATCTATTCCAGTTTTCTGCATTACCATTTCCACCAAGCATAACATTTGGTGTCAACATTAATGTTTGATTTGGAGAATTAGATACATCAATCGTTGGATTGTTATTTGTGTAAAAAGGATCAGATTTATTTACTACCAATGTATTTCCTAAAAATGAAGCGGTGTCTGATAAAATAGAAATTTCATTATTACCTTGAGAAATCAAACTATCAAATGATAATTTATTTGATGACCAAAATGGAAAATAATTGTTTGATCCACTTCCAAAATAACTTGCGGTTGAACTGTTATTGCTCCAACTACTTGTACCAAAAACACTACCACTAAATCCTGCAGCGATAATTTGTCCACTTGCGCTTATATTACTTGAGGTAATATTAAATAATATTGACGAATTTGAATTTAGGGTGTTAAAATTTGCTGCAGAAGCGCTTATATAACCACTTGCGCTTATATTGCTTGAAGTAATATTAATTAAATTAGAATTTGTTGCGGTTAAATTATTAGTAATTATAGAACTACCTGATAAACTACCACTTAAATTTCCAATAAATACAGAAGCGCTTATTACTGAAGCAGTAACATTAGTAAAATTTGCTGTGCTTGGTGTAATTATTCCAATCGCTACACCTTCTAAAGTACTAGCACCAACAACAGATCCTGTAGAATCTGTTCTTATAATGAGACTGTTACCGTTTACATATTTTTCTTGATATGCGGTATTAGTTACATTTCTCTGGTCAAACCGAATGTCTTTAGCACTTGCCATATTTTATAAATATTGATTATTTATACTTAATTACATTATATTTATAAAGGATTATGTCATACCCAATTGAAAAGTTAGAAAATCAAATGCTTGATTTGATAGATGAAGTTTATGCAGATAGTGGATTGGGTAGATGGTTTGGCAAAGGTGGTGGAGGCAGTAGTTCTGGTGGTGGTTGGGATAGATACAATAGTAGCGGTAAAAAAGATGGTAAATGCGGTGATGCTAAAAAAGGAAGTAGTTACAGTGCTTGTTTGGGTAAAAAGTATGCGGATAGATTAAGATCCAAAGGTGGTCGTAAAGCTATTGCTAATTGGGTAAAAAGAAAAAAGTCTGCTCAAAATAAAGCTGGTAGAGGTGAAAAAGGTGATGGTGGTAAAGGTAAAACTCCTGTAAAAGTAAGTTATAAAGAAACATTATCAAGAGATTAATAATAACTTGTTTTTCATTTATTATATTGTAATATATACACATATACAACTATATATAAATGTATGAATAAATTTTACATTATAGATACTACATTAACAAATTCGCCTTTAATATTTGAAAATATACAAGGTTTAGTAAAACATTTAGAAGGCACTGTGAAACGAAAATTTGGAAAGTCTAGAGACCTTTATATGCAAAATCTCATTGATTTGGGACATGGAGAAGATGATTCACAAGGAAGAAATTTTACAGAATCAATGAGAACAATATTTAACATTGGCATTGTTGGAAAAGGTGGTATACTAAAAAGCTGTAACATTCATGATGTTGCACATTATAGTAAATACCGTACCGAAATGGGTGATTAAAAATGATTAATTTGGATGTAAAATGGAGTGATCCGTATGAAATTGAATCAAAGAACGGAATACCTCTTTGGACAAGACATTGGTTAATTCCAGTTAATTATCGTAACGAATTCTTTGTTTATTGGAAAGGTAACAGTTTCAAATTAAAAGACAAAGGTTACGGTGTCAAAAAAGTAGATAATGACTGGTTCTTGACTGAAACTCATACCACTAAAGATAGTTTTTCAAAAAAGAAAACAATAGATAAAGTCAAATCAGACGAACCATTAAAACCATATGAAGTAAAAGCATCAGATGGTTTGCGTCCATGGCAAGTAACTGCTGTATCAAAACTATGTGCAGCTATTAAAAAATGGGGATGTGCAATTGACGGTAGTGATGTAGGCGTTGGTAAAACATATAATGCATGTGGTACTGCAAGAGAATTGGATATGGATATTCTTGTAGTATGTCCAAAAGCAGTCATGGAATCATGGAAAAGAGTTATCAAGAACCATTTTAAAATAAATCATAGATTGATCGGAGTAATTAACTATGAAATGCTTAGAATGGGTAAAAAAGACAGTATGATTGCGTCTTATGTTAAAAGAAGAGATACTAGACGCAATGAATTTGTATGGAAGATTCCTAAATCCACCCTTATTATTTGGGACGAAAGTCAAAAATTAAAGGGTGCAAATACAAAAAATAGTGAAACTTGTTTGGAAGCATTGAAACAAGGTTATAAGATGTTGTTTTGTTCAGCAACTAATGCAACCAACCCATTAGAATTAAAAACTGTTGGTATGGCTATTAAATTGTTTGAAAACAACAAACAATATTATACTTGGTTATATGCACATGGTGTTACCAAAGGTAGATTTGGATTACAGTTTAATAACGATAAAGAAGTATTGAAGAAATTACATAATGATATCTTTATCAATAGAGGTGTAAGATTGACTAGAGATACAATTCCAAACTTTCCTGAAAGTCAAATTGATGCGGAATGTTATAACATGGAAGAAGATGCTCAGAATAAAATCAATAACATTTATGCGGAGATGGAAGCTGAATTGGCTAAGTTAAGAAAAAAAGAAAAAACAGATAAAGAAAGTCAATTAACAATTATATTAAGAGAACGAGAAAAAATTGAACTGTTAAAAGTTCCATTGTTTATTGAAATGATAGAAGATGGTATTGATAATGGTATGAGTATAGTTGTTTTTTTAAATTTTACACAAACTTTAAATTCTATCGCTAAAAAATTAAATATATCTTGTATATTTGATGGAAAAACTAAATCTGATACTAGACAACAAAATGTAGATGATTTTCAATCAAATAAACAAAGAGTAATTCTAGTAAACTTACAAAGTGGAGGTGCAGGACTATCATTACATGATTTAGATGGAAATTATCCAAGACTTGCATTAATTAGTCCGTCATATTCTGCTGTAAATATGAGGCAAGCATTGGGTAGAGTTTGGCGTGACAGTGCTAAAAGTAAAAGTATACAAAAAATAGTATTCGTTTCTGGTACAATTGAAGAAAAAGTATGTAAACAAGTCAATGAAAAATTAAATAATTTAGATTTAATAAATGACGGAGATTTAAATAATATTTAATATTCTTTCACTTTTTATGTTTTCACTATATATTTATAACTATATGAACCAAATAGATTTATGGGAAGAAAAAAACTTAATAGAACCAAAGAAGAACTTAAAGAACAGTCTAATATCCGTTCCAAACGATACTATCAAAGAAATAAAGAAGAATGTGATAGAAAAAGGATGGAAAGATATTGGAAACAAAAAGATACATCAAAAACTTTGTTCAAAATGTAATACAAATCAAGTATATAAGTCTTTAAAATCATTAAAACGAGCAATCAAAAAAAATGTTCTCTGTAAAAAATGTGCATTAAATGGAAGAATTATAGGATGTATGACAGATGAACATAAACATAAATTAAGCATCAGTCATAAAAAAAATGGAATTGGAAAGTGGATGAACGGTAGAACTTTAACTGATAAAACAAAAGAAAAAATAAGTAATTCACATAAAGGTAAAAAGTTAACTACTGAAACTAAATTAAAAATGTCTTTAGGTAAAATTGGAGGATTAAATCCAGCAAAAAGATTAGATGTAAGAAAAAAAATATCTGAATATCAACTAAAAAATAAAAGGACAATATCTGATGAAACCAGAAGAAAATTGTCTATTAAGTCTAAAGAAAATATATTAAAAAGATTTGAAAAATTTGGTAAAATATGTCCTAATTTCAATCCGAATGCATGTAATTATTTTAATAAATTAAATGAACAATATGGTTGGAATTTACAACATGCTTTAAATGGCGGGGAAGAGCGTATATTATGTTATTTTTTGGATGCCTATGATAAAGAAAGAAATATTGTAATTGAATACAATGAAAAAAACCATTATGATGTATATGGTAATTTAAAAGAAAAAGATAAAAGAAGAATAAATGATATAATAAATAAACTTAAATGTAAATTCTACATATACAATGAAATTACAAATAATTTAACTTTACTAAATGATGGAGATTTGGACTTATGAAAAAAGTTGTAGTAACTAGTATTAACTGGAAAGAAACAATTGAAGTAGACGAAACTATATTTGACGATTACAAATTAGAAGCGTGTACACAAGCAATGGAACGAGCAATAAACAACGGAAGTTTAACAGTAACTGCTTTGTTACAATGTTGGGTCGAACCAAAAAATCCTAAATCAAAGAAAAATGTATCTGTGTACAATACATATAAGATATTAATTAACGCAGGATTTCATAGTAAAGCAGAAATTTTAAGGTCAGTATTTTTATCAAAAACCAAAGTTGATTTAGCTGACGAACCAATCAAAGGTTAATTATGAGTAATGTTCCAGATATAAATGTAATTTTGGCTCAAATGGCCGAAATGCAAAAACAGTTAAATGATTTACAATCTCTTAAAAAGGATGTCAAAGAAATAAAAGAAATTAGTAGTCTTGGTGAAGATGTTGCAAAAGAAGTAGCAGAAGAAGTAAATCAATTAAAAGAAAATGGTGTTATTATTCCTCATTTGGAAAAACAAGCAGAATCGGTATTGTTTCCAAAAAGAAAAGAAAAGAATGGAATTGCAAGAGTATTATTAGAATCGGAAATCAAAGAAGCAAGAGCAAATAGTAGAAGTGCAAGAGAATGCTCTAAAAAACTGGGGGTAAGTTATACTACTTATAAAAAGTATGCTAAAATGTATGGTGTTCATGTTGTGTGTGATCCCGCAGTAAGAAAAACAAGAGATTTAAATAGTACAATTGATCCACATAAAGGTAAATATCCACTGAGTAAGATATTGAATGGTAAGTGTCCTAATTTCCCTATCCACAGATTAAAAGATAAATTGATTAGATCAGGTACAAAGAAGGCTGAATGTGAACAATGTGGATATGGTGAACGAAGAATTACTGATGGCAAGATTCCATTGTTATTAAACTTTGAAGATGGTGACAAAACCAATCATAAGTTAGAAAATTTAAAGATACTTTGTTATAATTGTACATTTTGTACTGGTAGAGGTTATATTAGACGAGGAACAATTCATTTTAATATGGATCCTGATGTAATTCAGGGTGCAAAGAAACCAATAAGAGCTAGATTTTAAAATAAAGTTATTATATCTTAAGTGATATTTATGCTTTATGAAAACATTCAATCATTTAATTGCTCAACATGGTGTACTAGTATCATTTAGTATTGCAAAGAAGTTAAATCGTGAAAGTGTAAAAGCAATTGCTAAAGAAATTAATAAATTAGGTGGTGATAAAAAGACACGAACACAATTATTGGAAGAAGAAATTAAGAGAAATACCATGGAATCTATGAAATTGACTGATGTTCCTGGTTTGATAATGTCGAAGACTGAAATCGTGAAAGAAAAATTCATGGAAAACAGTTTCATGAAAGATGACAAGACAGTAATTTCTTTAATGATTCTTGCAAATTCATTATCTAAGAAAATATTAGATAAAAAACTTCCAAAAGAACAAATGTGTTTTATTCTTATTTCGTTGATTGGTTCGCTAGGATTATCTGATGACGATTTTAAGAATTTCCATCAAAAACATAATCCAAACTTTATGCATGACGATGAGGATGATTTGGATGATTTTGATGACGACGAATATGATGATGAAGAAGATGATGAATTTTAATAAAAATATACCTTCAATTTATCATATCCATCAACAATTGTAAGACCTTTATAAGTCCATTTTTCTTTTTTAGTTTTTTCTATTAAATTAGAATAACTTTCATCATTTTTATCTATTTCCAAAACAAGACCAGCTACATTATTCTTTTCTTGTTCTTTTATTTTTGGGATTAAACTATGAATTAATTTTTTAAAACTTTCACTTTTGTCTATAAAAGCCAATATTTTATTCATAGCTACATCAACATTTTCTTTGGACACATTTTGTTTTATAGTTACGCACGGTGAATATAAACCTGGAAATTCTTTTACTATATTGACAAAGTTATCTTTATCATTTAATATATCCAATATAATTTCTTTTGTAACCATATATTCATATATATACATATACTAACAATTATGTTATTTTTAATATGGTTTTTACTACACAAGAAACAGAGGTTACTATGGATATATTAAATATTGCTGATGCAAAAAATTTGATCGGTACAAATAAAGTTGTATTTGTTACTGGAGTTACAGGTCAAGATGGTAGTTTTATGGCAGATTATTTGCTTAAAAATACTGATTATATTATTTTTGGAGGTGCTAGAAGATTGAGCATAAAAAATCATGAAAATATCAGTCATTTGGAAAATAATAGTAGATTTCATTTGGTAAATTTTGATTTGAGTGACGCTCATAGTATTAGTAAAATTGTAGAATCATTGAAACCGGATTATTTTATCAATTTAGCCGCACAAACATTCGTCGGTTCATCATGGGACTTTCCAGCTCAAACATGGGAATGTAATACGACTGGTATAATTCATATTTTAGAAGCTATTAGATTGCACAAACCATCCTGTAGATTTTATAATGCAGGTAGTAGTGAAGAATATGGTAATGTAGCTTATGTTCCTCAAGATGAAAATCATCCAGCTAGACCAAGAAGTCCATATGGAGCTAGTAAATCAGCAGCAAGACAATTAGTAAAAGTATATAGAGAAAGTTATAATTTATATGCAATTCAAGGTTTATTATTTAATCATGAAGGTACTAGAAGAGGTGAAGAATTTGTTACCAGAAAAATTACCAAGGGTGTAGCTAGAATTAAAAAAGCAATAGTTGAAGGAAAACCATTTGAACCAATTGAATTAGGCAATGTAAAAGCCCAACGAGATTGGAGTGACGCAGAAGACTTTGTTAAAGGTATTTGGTTAATGTTAAATCAAGAAAAGTGCAGAGTTGATATGGATAGTAATATGAAAATTGAGGAATATGTTCTCTCCAGCAATGAAACACACACAATTGCAGAATTCGTTTGGTATGCTTTTAAAGCTGCAGGTATTGAAGGTGGATGGCATGGACAAGCGGAACTAGCAGAATTTAGTATTAGTACCAAAGATGCAATTAAATATGACCCAGTAGTATCCGTATTAGTTAAAATTAATCCAAAATTCTATAGACCAGCAGAAGTAGACCTGTTATTAGGAGATAGTACCAAAGCTAGAAGAGAATTGGGATGGAAGCCAGAAACATCATTTGAACAATTAGTAGAAAAAATGGTACTTAATGATTTAAAACAAATTGGACTATGAGTGAATCCTATACATTATATAATGAAACAGTAATGGATCATTTTATTAACCCAAGAAATATGGGTGACATAAAAGATGCAGATGCCATTGGTGAAGTAGGTGCTGCTGCTTGTGGTGACATAATGAAAATCAGTCTTAAAATAGATGATGTTACTGGAACTGTAATCGATGCGAGATTCAAAACATTTGGTTGTGGTAGTGCAATTGCAGCTTCATCTATGGCGACTGAATTGATTAAGGGTAAGT